AGAGCGCGTTCCGGTTGCATATCGTGAACCGTTTTCCCTTGGCTCATGTTGGGCAGACGAGCGCCCGCACGGTCAAAGCATTCTTGAGATTGTCCGTTCTGTTCCGCGCCTGCACCCGATGTTCTTTCGTCGCGGCATCGTTTGCATTAACGGCGAGGTAGTGCCGCGTGAAATGTGGTCGCATGTGCGGCCTAAGCCTACCTGTGCAGAGCTGCCGATCGCAGTAACGCTGCACTGGTCGCTTGGTGGCGGCGGAAACCGCAAGGCCATTATCGGTATTATTGCAGCCGTCGCTCTTGTCGTCGTCACTGCAGGCATCGGCTCAGGCTTTGCTGCTCCGTTATTGGGCGCGTCGTTTGCTGCTGGCACCTTTGGCGCGACAGCGCTGGCTGGCGCAGTGGCAATTGCTGGCTCGCTGGCTATTTCCGCACTTACCGCACCCCCGACTGTTGGTTCTGGAACCGACAGTGCGGCGTTATTAGGTGGGGACAGTGGGACCAACACTGACAATAAAGAGGCGGCGGGCGCTAGCGGCAACGCTGTCAATCCAGGCGGGTCCATTCCCCGCGTCATTGGAACAAGAAAAGTATTTCCCCCGTTCGCCTGCGAGCCGCTGGTCGAGCTTGTCGATCAAGACGAGTTCGTCGAGGCGCTGTTCATCCTTAACGGACCCCACGAACTAGAGGACCTGCGCGTTGACGGGGTTGCTATTGACGAGGCTGAGGACGTTACTTTTGAAACCCGTGAGGGCTGGCCTGACGACGATCCGATCGAGAGCATTACAAGGCAGGCTCGCACTTTCACCCCGCAAATTGAATTGTCGCAGCACAGGTTAGGTCCTGACGGCATTGCGTTGGCACATCAATCACTGCCAGAAAGCGACCTGCCTATATGGCATGGTGTTGTTTCGCGCAATGCGCCTGACGAGATTTGGCTGCATCTTTTATTTCCCGGTGGCATATCCAGAAGTGACGGCGCTTTCATGGTGGTGCCGTATCGCATTCGGTTTCGTGAGCGCGGCAGTAGCACTTGGATTAACTGCCCCGAGGTTCATATTGCCGATAAGACCACTAGTCAGATTCGCAGAGCCATTCTGTTCAAGTGGCAGGCCGCGGAAGCGCTCGAGGCAAATCCAATACCCGAGGACACGGGATTCGTTTACGCAAACATTAATGTTCCCGGTCAGTCGGCAACTGCCCCGTCTACGACTGGTTGGGTTGCTAATTCATATTTCAGTGACGGGTCGGGTAATGATTACGCATTTGCCGGGAACGAGTCATCGTCCAAAGTGCGCAACATCGGTCTATTCCAGAACCGATTAGAGATTTACATGGACGAGGGGACATTCCCCAAAGGCATATACGAAATAGAAGTAAAGCGCGGTGATGCTTATGGTTTTGCCGCTTTCAATTTTACTACATATAACTTCAATGGTGAGGGCGTATATGATTGGTTTCATTATTATACTAATGGCAGCTCACTAGCTGTCCGCGAAGCTCATACAAACGTTTCCGACCGCTGTGTGTTAACGCGCGTTATTTCAGTTTGGGAGGAACACCCGGTCGCCGGCTCGGGTTTTTCGCTCATCGCTATCAAGTCTCGCAACCGGCAAATTCAGCGCGTCAGTGTTACAGCTTCCGGGTACGTGCGGGATTGGGACGGGCAGGGCTGGAATACATGGACGACAACGTCGAACCCTGCTCCGCACTATGCCGATGTTTTATCTGGCGCACAAAATATTGACCCGCTGCCCTCTGACCTGCGCGACGATGATGCGCTCGTCGCCTGGCGCACGCTCTGCTCAACTAATGAGTGGACCTGTGACGCTATCATTGACGACATGCGAACGCAGGACGTGCTTTCGCTATTGGCAAGCTGCGGCTATGCCAAGCCATATCAATCCGATGTGTACGGTGTAACGGTCGACAGCGACCGCTCTGGCGACTCTCCGGTGCAGGTGTTCTCGCGCATCAATGCGACCAACGTTCGCTTTGAGCGAGCCTTTGCGCGGGTGCCGGAAGGTTTCGTAGTCACCTATCGCAGCGATGAGGATGACGACGACCGCGCGCAGGTCGTGGTTTATCAGCGCGACCGCACTATCGCCACGACTGGAGCGCTAGAAAGCATTTCGTTCGAGGGCCTCATAACAGAGGCTAAGGTCGAGGCACGCGCACAGTTCGACCTCGATCAGGCAAACCTGCGGGCGTCGTTCATTTCCCTCGACACTGACATCGAGTCCATCGTTTGCCGCCGCGGTGACTTGGTCGGACTGCAGCACGATATTCTGACAAGCCGTGCAGGTGACGGTCACATCGTCAGCAAGACACTCAACGCAGGAAACATTACCGGCGTCATCCTCGACTCGAAAATCCCGATCACTAACGAGGACGACCTGCACGCCGAGACGGACCTGCATGGTGTTACGAACATGCACGATGTCGGCGTCAAGACTGGCATTGCCATACGTCGCAATGACGGGACCATATCGACGCATGAGCTGAGCAATGCGACAGGTGAAACCGAGACGTTAACTTTTGTCACCCCGTTCGCGAACACAGCAGCCATTGAAGGCTTTGACGACAGCGCTCGAGCTTACGGCTGTCTCGTAGTAGCTGGCGAACTCGCCAGCGAATACCGGCGATTGCTGGTCTTTTCTATTACCCCGACTGCAGACCTTGGCGCGACGCTTGTCCTCGTCGACGAGGCGCCGACGCTGGAACGTTATTCACCATAAGGAAACTCTATGGCTCTCGACAGATTACTGCCAATCAGCACCACTCCTGGCGCTGTGGACGGCGACGCTTATATGGACGCTGTGCAGGAGGAAGTTACCGGGCTGTGGGATCGCTCGGTCATTACGCTCACGAGCGTTTCCGGCACAAACACAATTTCAGCGACTGCCACACCTGCGCTTACTGGCGCATTGGGCGGCAGCATGAATTTCATTCTCAAGGCTGCAGCGACTAATTCCGGTGCTGTGACGTTGAACGTCAACGGAGGCGGTGCCGTGGCTGTGGTGGACGCGGAAGGGACTGCACTGACAGCAGGTGCCCTGCGCATCAATGGGAACTACTTTCTGCACTATGACTCCGGCATTTCAAAATATGTTGTGGTGAACTATACGCCTGCAGCGGCAGTTACGGTCGGGAGTAAGCTGCTGCGCACGCAAGCCGCTTCGTCATCATCTTCGCTAGACTTTGTTCATGGCGCTTCTGGCGTCGTGCTTGACGACACATATGATCATTATGAATTAGTTTTATCAAGTCTTGTCCCGGCCACTGATGATGTCGAACTATGGCTGCGAGTCGGTACGGGCGGCGGACCAACTTACCAAACCACGCTATACAGTTTTTTCTATACTTTCGCCACATCCGCAGGTGCGGGCGCCCAAGGCGGTACGACAGCGGCAAAAATAATTTTAGGGTCGGACCCTGCTGGCACTGGTGCTGTCGGCAATGCATCGGGCGAAAGTGTTAACGCAATAATTGACTTCGCTAATCCAGAAAGCGCATCGCTGCATAAGTTATTTTCGTTCCATGGTGTCTATAAGGGTGCCAACGCCTCTCCAATGTATAAGTTTGAAGGTGCTGGCTCGTGGGATTCGGCAACGGCTATTACCGCCCTCCGCGTCATGTTTGAGAGCGGCAACATCGCGTCGGGTCGGGCGTCACTCTACGGAATCACCAAGGCTTAATCACACAGGAGACAGACATGCTTGCACTGGCAGCTTTTGCTGGCGGCGTTGCCGTTGGCGTTATGTTCAAAGACAAGATCATGGCTTTGCTTGCCAAGGTTGGACTCGGTGGCAGCACGCCGCCCGAGGCGTAAGCCGCACCTAAACCCACAATGGCGAAAGCTGCTGCGCTACGCATGGAGCATTCGCGTGGCGTTTGTGTGGGGTGCTGTGTCGGGACTGTGGGCCGCGCTACCTGCGTTTCAAGGTCTGGTCGACCCGTATTGGTTCGCGATCATTAACATTGCTGTGTCGATTGTCATTGTCATTGCGCGCATCACCAAACAGCCGGGCATGAACCTTTGATAACACCACAAAAGAAATACACACCCGGTCAAAGGGCCACGGTTGCAGCAGCCGCGGCAGGGCTGGCTGTGGTTGCGCTGTCGCAATGGGAAGGTATGGACCTGACGGCAAAGAAGTATCGGCACGACCCGCCTGGAGTTGTGACGGCGTGCATTGGAATGACTAATTTCGATCGGCCTGACTTGAAGGTCGGGCAGACATTCACACCCGAGCAGTGCAAGCGCTATCTGCTCGAGGACCTGCCGCGATACAGCAGGCAGATGGAACGTTGCATCAAAGCTGACATGCCGCCGCATCGCAGGGCGAGCATGATTTCATTCACCTACAACGTTGGCGGCGGCAACCTGTGCAAGTCGTCGGTTGCCCGTCACATGAATGCAGGGAACGTGCAGGAAGCCTGCGACGCGCTACTGCTTTACGTCAAAGCAAACGGGAAATATTTGCGCGGGTTAGAGAACCGGCGCAGGTGGGAACGGGAATGGTGCTTGCGCAATGATTAGCTTTGGTGGACTCAATCAGGCACTTTTCTGGCTCAAGACGGCGGCAGACTATCTTATCGCTGGAGGCCTGGTCGCGCTCGGCGTTTACGTTGCCTTGTATTGGCAGCACAGGTTCGCCCGCATCGTCGGCATTATGCTGGTCGGCGGCGGCATTGGTTGGGGGTGCTTTGCTTACGGCAAGACGATCGGCGGCGCTGCCTGCTATGCGCAATGGCGTGCAGCTAATGAGCAGGCAAAGCTCGATGCGCAAAAGCGCGATGCAGAGATTGCACAATCAGCGCGTGACTTTGTCGAACAGCAGAACAAAGAAATAGTTTTCCAGAACGAAAACCTAATGGAAAAGGTAAAAGAATATGAAGCTGCAACAGCAAAGATTGCTGCTAAGTGCCGCATTGCTACTCCTGACGATGTTAAGCGGTTGTGCGACATCGGGTCAGCCTCCCCTGAATGTAAGAGTACCAAGCGACTGCGACCGGCTGGCTAAAGCTGTGCCCTATCCCGGCGTCAACGGGGATTTGGGAGTCGTAGCAGCTCGGCACCGTGCAGCGCTCGGTCAGGCAAACACTAGGCTAGCAAAGGTTCGTCAATGCAATGAGAAGGTGCGGAATGAGTATGCACGCCGATGATGCTTGATTTCACAATTCGTCTCGGCGACCTGTTGACTATGGTCGGCCTTTTTAGCGGTGCGCTAACGGTCGTGTTAATGCAGCGGGCAGACATGCGGGTGATTGCCGCCCGCGTTGGATCGGTCGAGACCTCGTTCGGGTCATTCTCTACTAGCGTTGACAAAAAACTAGACGGCATCACGGAAATACTTGTCATGCAGGCCAAGCATGACGCGCGCATTACTCATGTCGAGGAAGCCTTGAGAATGCTGCAATACGCTAAAGTTACCACACCGCCTGCACCATGATTATAGTTAAGCACAGAACATTCCCGCTCATAATTCTGTATGCAATCTTTCTGCATATCTCATGGGGCATCTGCGGGATTATCGACGAGTCTGCCTACAACGGCACGGCACTATCGGGGGTGCATGCCGTCTTTGGTTCTATAACGCCATACGCATGCTTTAGTGTGGCTGTTGCTGCCGGCATTGGCCTGTTCATGCGCAGCATGTTCTATGGCTTTTGCATTATGATGCCGCAACAATGCATGCTGTTTCTGTCGGCAGCAGCGGCACTGCTGGCTGTCGATGCGGGGCAATTTGCAGACGGTGTCGTGCGTTCCCGCGCCTTCATTCTGGCCGACCAACTCCCCGCCATACTTGCCGCCACAGCGCACACTATGACGATGGTCCGCCTTGCACTTGACCGCTAATGCAAACCATACCCCTCATCCCGGTTCTGACGGTGATGATTTCATTTGCATCGTTGTTCTATACGCTCACGCTTTCGCGCGCACAGAAGGCGCAGCGACGTGCCGAAAGTTTCATGTCCGAAAATGAAACGCTTAAATTAAAGATAGCCGAGCTTGAACGCCTTTTAGACGGTTCGCCATGAATATAGACGATGATCCCGTCATTGCATGGGAAATTCCTCTTTTCCTTGTCGCCATGTTTCTTGCCTTTCTCGTGCTTCATGCGGCGATAGGCATCATGGAAGAACGAGTAAACGCCCCGCCAACTATACAGAGAGGTGACTCGCTTGCGCACTAACCCGCGTGCAGCGTTGTCTGACAGAGATTTCATAAAACTATTTAACAAGCTCGGAGCAAAGGAACTAGCAAAGCAACTCGGGCATAATACGCGGACTGTGACTCGTCGGCGCGTCCTGCTCGAGAACCGGCACAAGCTGCCGATCACTGCACCGACGCATCCCAACGGATCGGTGTCGCCGCATCGTCCACAGCAGTACCCATGGCGCGCTCACCTCGACGTTAAGGACGGGCACGTCCTGATTGGCTCGGATGCTCATATCTGGCCGGGACCAATGACGACCGCAATGCGGGCGTTCATCAAGTTTGCGAAAGAGCTGAAACCAAAGGCCGTCATATTGAATGGCGACGTTATGGACTTTTCGCAAATCTCCCGGCACGACCCGCTTGGTTGGGAGTCGCAGCCCGAGGTCGTCGACGAGATAGAGGCAGCACAGGACATCCTGCACGAGATAGAAAAAGCTGCCGGGCGTGCGCAGAAAATATGGACGTTCGGGAACCACGATCAGCGGTTCGAGCGCACGCTAGCGATCGCAGCGCCCAAGTTCGCCAAGGTCCATGGCGTACACCTAAAGGATCATTTCCCGCTTTGGACTCCATGTTGGTCCGTGTGGGTCAATCCTGAGGACACTTACCCGGTCGTCGTCAAGCACCGCGGCAAGGGCGGCGACCATGCGCCCTTTAACAATGTGGTCAAGAGCGGAACGCATATCGTTACAGCTCACTTGCACAGTGCGAAAGTTATTCCGTTCACCCATTACAAGGCGACTCTATACGGCGTCGACGATGGTTGCCTGTGCGACCCTAATCACAAGTCGTTCCTGTACGCTGAGGACGGGGTCAAGAACTGGCGCAGCGGGTTCTGTGTCTTGACGTTCAAGGACGGTCGCCTGCTGCAGCCGCAGCTCGCCTTGGTCCACGACGATAAGCATGTCGACTTTTGTGGAGCGTTGGTCTCGGTATGAACGGGAGCAGCACATCATGGGCAAATGCATTGCAGGCGACGTTGTCGAGTGTGAGTTCGACGAGGAACAGAACGACCGAGATGCTGAGGTCTATTCCAGAAAGCGCTTGCGACGAATCAGACGACGCAGGATTGTGCGACATCCCCGACTTGGTCGATGACGGCGAGGACGAATGATTGTTTATCTCGCCGGACCAATGCAAGGCATTCCTGAGTTTAACTTTCCCGCGTTTCACAAGGCTGCTGCGTACCTGCGCAAGCAGGGTCACACTGTTTTCAATCCTGCCGAGAAAGCAATCGAGGGTCACGGCGGCGAGGACATCAGCAAGGGCAACAAGACGGGCAGCGTTAAGAAAGCAGAGAGCGAATACGGATTCAGCCTGCGACAGGCTTTAGCGGAGGACACTGAGTTCATCTGCCTAGAGGCCAAGGCGATAGCGATGCTGCCGGGTTGGGAATACTCGACCGGCGCCTGCGCCGAGTGGGCGCTCGCAAAGGCTCTCGGACACAAGTTCATTTACCTAGAGAGGGGTGACTATGAAAACTGAGGAACTGTTAGTCGATCGCAATAAGACGCATGGCTCGTTCGAGACCAATGCCGAGATAAGTCAGACGCTCAAGCTTGTACTGCGCGAACATCAGGACGGGTTGTCGCTTGTCCAAGTCGAGGCCGTCGACATGATTTGCTTAAAGCTGTCCCGCATCCATAGCGGTCAATCTGATTTCCGCGACCATTGGGACGACATTGCTGGCTATGCAAAGCTTGCTGCGGACAGGTGCAGTCAGTGAAAGTGTCCGACGCGGTTCTGTTCATCCTGCTCGTGATCGCTGCTCTGCTGCTGCGCGTTGGCTTGTCGCTGGCGCACGACAAGGGGCAGCACTTTGAAGGTCCCGACATCAAGTTCTATTTGACCGGCCTCAAGCAGCCCGACAATCCAACTGTGTCATGCTGCGGTGAGTCTGATATGTACTATGCAGACCGGCAGGAGGAATGCCGGTTTGAGGACGGAGCTGACTGCGCTGTCGTGGCGATCATTACTGACACCCGCCCGGATGAGCCATTGAA